AAAGATGGTCGTGTATATGTAGAAGCTACCCTTCAAGAATTTATAGATAGAATACACAAAATAAAATGTGATCCGAATAAGTTTATGGATATATCTGTCGGTGGTAAACCAAACTTATACCCAGGTTATGTTCCGTGTCTTAAATCTTTACTTACCATGGGAATCTTTGAAGGTGGCAGAAACAAAGCTGCTTTTCAACTCGGTGTTTTTTTGCAGAAGTCTGCACCTAATAATTGGAAGTCGCAGTTGGAAGAAATAAATGTAAAACGATTTACACCACCACTACCAGCATCAGAGATAGTTACAATACAGAATACCTTAGAGAAGAAAGAGTATCAGTATATATGTAAAGAAGAACCCATGTCATCACATTGCAATCAAAGTGTATGTCGTGGTTTGAAACATGGTATTGGCACTACATCAATGCCTGCAATCAGTGGCTTGTCAGTTATATTATCAGAGCCTCGTCTGTGGTTCTTGGACATAGATGGCAGAAGACTAGAGCTAACTACAGAGGAACTACAAGCACCAAGACTATTTCAAAGAGCATGTATGGAGCAGTTAAACTTCATGCCACCAAAGATGAAAGATGGAGATTGGGAGATACAAGTCAATGGTCTTCTTGAGAACTGTAATGAAATAGCCGTGCCACAAGAACTGACATACAAGGGACAGTTCTTATCGTACCTAGAATTGTTTTGCACAGGTCGAGTACAAGCACAGAGTTTTGAAGAAGTTGTTTTAGGTAAACCATACACAGAGATAGAGGAATCTAGGACGTATTTTAGAATAGATTCTTTGATGGAGTTTTTAAGAAACAGAAAATTTGACAACTACACGAGAGCACAAGTCCAAGAGAGATTGAAAGAAATAAACAATGGAGATAGTTCTGTTGTTAAAAAATTTCAAACATCACAAGGTAAATGGAAATCTGTTAGAGTTTGGTGGATACCAGAGTTTGGAGCAGAAGTAGAAATAAAACCAATAACAATCGAAGAAGAGGAGGTTCCGTTCTGATGGAAATGCTGGTGGCTTTTTGTGTAATTTTTACTGAACAATGTAGGCACAGAGGTGGAGATGCTTTGTGTAGTTTCTGGGAACCTGGAGTTGTGTATAAAACAAGACAAGAATGTGTCGAAGGTAAGAAACTAATAGAAGATTATTTAGAAGAAGAACTGTGGAGGTTGTACCCAGAGGCGGTAAAGATAAATGCAAAGGGGGTGTGTCCATTTGAAAACAAAGCACCAACAGGTAGAAACAAAGGACAAGGAAATAGAAATGGAAAATAATTTTGAAAAATATAAAAACCCACCGACAGAATATTTGAAAGATGGTAAAGAGGTTACAATCTTTGGACCGCCTGGGACTGGTAAAACTACAACTTTAATAAAACTAGTTGAAGGTAGTTTAATTCATTTTATTGATCCTAAAAAAATAGGTTTCATGTCTTTTAGTAGAAAAGCTGCAACAGAAGCAAAAACTAGAGCACTAAAAGCTATAGAGGAAGTAGACTCAAAAGACTTTACTTACTTTAGAACTTTACATTCTCTTGCTTTTAGTTGGCTTGGACTAAGTACTTCAGAAGTTATGTCGGGTCGTGACTATAACGAGTTAGGTAAACTTGTGGGTTTAGATTTTAGAACCACACAAACAGTAAGTATGGAAGAAGGTCCACTCTTTAATGTTGGTGCGGGTGGCGATAAATATATGTCATTAATACAGTATGCTAGAGTAAAACAAGTTGATCTTGAAGAAGAATTTCATAGAGGCTGGGATCAAAGTTTAAATAAGCAACAACTTTTGATATTGGATAAGGCTTTTAAAGATTACAAAAGAGTAAAAGGAAAGTATGACTTTATCGATATGATAGAAAAATTTATATTCAGAGGAACATCTCCTGAGTTTGAGTTACTCATCATAGATGAGGCTCAAGACCTAGCTCCTTTGCAATGGAAGATGGTTAAAGAAGTATTAGTTCCTAACTCTCAAAAAGTTTACTACGCTGGAGATGATGACCAGGCGATATATTCTTGGATGGGTGTTGATGTAGATAATTTTCTTAATGCTAGTGAGACTAAATATGTATTAAGTAAATCATATCGTGTTCCAGAACATCCTTTTGTTTTTGCAAAAGGATTGACGGATCAAATCACGAAACGAGAAAACAAATCGTGGAATCCAACAAAAGAAGAAGGACTTGTTACATGGCATAATGACATTCTTGATGTTGATATGACAGAGGGCGAGTGGTTGATTCTTACAAGAACTAACTACATTGCTAATAAAGTTTGTCAAAAGTTAAGAGAAGAAGGCTATGTGTTTTGGAGAGAGGGCGAGGGCTGGTCTGTATCGGTAAATGTTCTAGTGGCAATAGAGGTCTGGCTTAAATTACAAAGAGGACAATCAGTGCCTGCTGATTTACTAAAACCTTTTTCAAAATTAATTGATCCTAAATATATAACAAAATCAGGTAGAAAGTTGATGCATAACTTGCAGGAAGTTAACAGTGAAAGACCACCAGATGAAGGTTATTCATTAGGTAATCTAGAAAGACTGTGTGAATTTACAGCAAATAACTTTGTAACATGGCAGAATGTGTTAAAGGTATCAGAACAAGTTGCCGCATACATTGTATCTGTTAGAAAGAGAGGCGAGAAAATTCTATCAGCAGATCCTAGAATCCGTGTATCTACAATCCACAGAGCAAAAGGTGGAGAAGCTGATAATGTAGCATTGTTGCTAGACTCAACGAAGGCATGTGTGGAAAGTCCAGATCAAGATGCAGAGAGAAGAGTTTGGTATGTGGGTGTAACAAGAGCAAAAAAAGAGTTACACATAATATGTAAATCTGGACAGTATGGATTTGAATTATGAAAAAAGAATGGTATTTACAAAGAGCAACTGACGAAGAAAACCCTAGTCCATTTTGGGATAGTTACGTTCATGACATGTGCGAAGTCCTTGAAACCACAAACAAATCTCCTTTTGGTAAACCAATAAAAGAGTTTAAAAAAAATAAAAAAGACAGAAAATATTTTTTAGATGAAGCAGAGAAACTAATTAATGGTCCGAGAGCCAAAGAGTATGGGCCTGCTAAATTTAATCACGAAAGAATAGCAAGAATATGGTCTGTTATATTAGACAGAGAAGTTACAGCACAAGAGGTTGTGGCTTGTATGGTTGGTGTAAAACTAGCCAGACTAGCAGAAACGATAGAACACGATGACAGTTGGGTTGATATAATAGGCTACGCTGCATTAGGTGGAGAAATTATAAATGACAAGTGACCAATACCATTTATTGGAACAAGACATAAAAGATGTGGCATGGGGGAATGTTGATTCAGATTGGACTCCACCTGAAGTTATACCAGATCTATCACAGTACGATACTATAGCTATTGACTTAGAAACGAGAGATGAGAATCTTTTGAAGCTAGGACCTGGCTGGTGTAGAAAAGACGGACACATTATAGGTATTGCTGTAGCTGCGGGAGACAGTTCTTGGTATTTTCCGATAGCACATACTGTGGGTAACATGCCAAGAAGAACTGTAATGCAATGGTTAACAGAGTTGTGTAAAGACACAACCAAAACATTCGTGTTCCACAATGCTCTGTACGATCTTGGTTGGCTTAGAGCAGAAGGTGTAGAGGTAAAAGGCAAGATCAGAGATACAATGGTTGCAGCGCCTTTGTTAAATGAGAACAGAAGATATTACAATTTAAACTCACTAGCTGGAGATCATCTCGGTACATACAAAGATGAGAAAATGCTCAAGAGTGCGGCAGAGGAGTTTGGTGTAGATCCAAAGTCTGGTATGTGGAAACTACCACCTCGGTATGTTGGTGCTTATGCAGAACATGACGCTACAATAACTTTAAAATTGTGGAACGAGTTACGAAAACAGATAACTAAAGAAGAGTGCAGTGGCATATTCGAACTAGAAACTAGACTTACACCTTTACTTCTTGATATGAAAACAACAGGTGTACGAGTAGATTTAAACAGAGCAGAACAAGTTAAGAAAGAATTGACTGCATTAGAGAAATCACTTGTAGAGGAGATAGTCAAAGAAACTGGAGTTACGATTGAACCTTGGGTCGCCACATCTGTAGCAAAGGTCTTTGATGCTATGGGACTTGCGTACTCTCGCACAGAAAAGTCCAGAGCCCCCGCGTTTACAAAACAATTTCTTGCTAATCACTCTCATCCCATTGCGAAGAAGATTATAAAAATAAGAGAAGTTAATAAAGCCAACACGACTTTTATTGATACAATTCTTGAGCACTCGCATGATGGTAGAATACATTGTGACTTTCATCCTTTACGTTCTGATGGCGGAGGCACTGTTACTGGTAGATTTAGCTCAAGTAATCCCAACTTGCAACAAATACCTGCAAGAGATCCGTATATAAAGAATCTTATTAGAGGTTTGTTTATTCCAGAAGAGGGATCTAAGTGGGGATCTTTTGACTATGCTTCACAAGAGCCTAGATGGCTTGTGCATTATTGTGCAACATTAAAAGGACTTGATAGACACCCACAGATAGATGACGTTGTGGCTTTGTATCATAAAGGCGAAGCTGACTTCCATCAGATCGTGGCAGACATAGCAGGCATACCAAGAAAACAAGCAAAGACTGTGAATCTTGGATTGATGTATGGCATGGGTAAAGGCAAGTTAGCAAATATTCTTGATCTGTCCGTTGATGAAGCAACTGCTCTTTTAGAAAAATACAATGATAAAGTTCCATTCTTGAGATCTATTTCAGAGAAGACAACAAGGAAAGCTGCCGAGAGTGGGATTATTAGAACTTGGTTGGGCCGTAAGTGTAGATTCAATATGTACGAGCCTAGATCCTACAAATATAACAAGGCATTGCCAATGAAAGAAGCCATTGATGAGTATGGTGGCAAGGGCAGTATC